CTCCTGGTATTAGATCTAATACAAATAAACTAGCGTATGTGAATGCAGGTAAATCCATTACAGGAAAGTGATTATGATTATTGATACAAAACAAGTGAATATGCCCTCAGATCCAACTTTGGTAAAGAAAATCAAAGATGCGTTGCAGGAAGCATCAGCCAGTTATACTCGGATCGAAGGTGAAAAGGATTTTCTAAAGGAACTATTTACAGATCTTGCTAAAGATACAGAATTGCCTAAAGGGTATTTGACTAAAATTTCAAAACTTTATCATGCGCAGAACCTTGCCGAGGTTCAGCAAGATCAAGAAGCTGTAATTGAATTGTACGAGAGAGTATTTCAATCAACTTAAATTATATAAGGAAGTGAACTCAGATTAAACAGAATGATTCTTTATTAATTCTATAAAATCCAAGTTCACCATACGATTTTCCTATTATTTTATTAGAATAATTTTCATGTAGATATCTAGATTGAGCATATGATTGCTTACTTATTATTTTATTTGGATTGCTACACCATTTTTGCATTGTATCACTAGGGATAATCGCATCAAAGCCGTTGGGTATATCTATAATTCCGATTGGGCTTACATAGAAAAATTTTCTAGCTATATCCGACATTAATTTTCTAGTTTTAACTGATCGCTTTTGACCTTTTTGTTTTTCAGCAGCTTTTACTCTCGATTCTTTAGAATGTGGTGCAGTAGATAGACCAGTTTTACTTTTAGATATAGATGCTCTATGTGTAGCTGACTTTGGTATACCTTTAGCTGCAGCTGCCATTTTTATTCTAGTCTCTTTAGAATGAGCTTTGCACATAAAGTTTTTACTAGCGAATCCTTTATTAATATATAAAGGATTATTCTGTGCATCAGTAGCAATCTGTAATTTTAATTCTTTTTCAGCCGCTTCTTTTCTATCGAAATATTTAGAAATAATCGTAGTTTTAAACAGATTTGGATTTTCTTTAAGTTCTTTCTTCCAAATAGCTTTATATTCTTTTGATAATACAGATCCACGATAACCATTATTTACTTTTTCTACAGATGTAGAGCCAATATAGAATGGTGGAAGTTTATTACCGCGGTAAAATGTGATGTAAGTACAATAAATACTCATGCTGATACTCCTAGAAAGTGTTAGAGTCCATGGGTTTTACTAGAACCGCGATGGACATTTAATTTTACAATAACATAATTGTGTGATATAATTTATATTTAATGGAGTTTAATATGGATGAAAAATATTTTAGTGTTATTAAAGTTGAAGGTGGATTTATTGTTGATTCTAATGAACCGCGAAAAGTAGTCCGACGATTATCTGAAGTAGTTGCTTTATTGAAAGAAGCAATGAAAGATGATCCGGAAGCTACACCGGAATAAACAAAGGGAACTTCGGTTCCCATTTTTATTTTACTTTGAAAAATTTTGGTATACAATTAATATTGGTTCAACAAATCAACCAGGAAAACAATGTCAGTAATTTACACATCGGTATTTCAGCGGTACAATAAAATATTCTTTAGAGGATATAAAGACGGTAAACGAATTCAATCTAATGACGCCGCGTACAGTCCAATTCTCTATACTCCTACTGAAGATGAAACAGGTATCAAATCTCTGTACGGTATAAATCTTCGCCAAACTAAATTTGATTCTTTGGGTGATGCCAAAGCTCATATCAAATCGTATAAAGAACTGATGAATTTGCATGGTAATGACAGGTTCGAATATGATTTCATCCATCGCAATTTTAAAGGCGAACAAAAAGTAACAATCTCTGATCTGTCAGTCGTATCAATCGATATTGAAACTTCTGTTGGCCGTGGTTCGTCTAATTTTCCAGATGTCAATAATCCTGAAGAAGAAGTACTCTTAATTACATGTCAAGAATTAAAGACTAGAAAGCTTACGACATTTGGGTGTAGACCATATTCTGGAACTAACACTAATTACGTTTTATGTACTGACGAAAAAGATCTCTTACAAAAGTGGATCAATTATTGTATTGATGTAGATTTTGATATTATGACTGGTTGGAATGTCATTGTGTTTGATATGGCATATCTGGGATCTCGCATCATCAAATTACTTGGTAAGCGTGCTCTAGATAGATTGTCTCCTTTTAATGTAGTCGATGCAAAAACTGAAACCATCATGGAGCGAGAAACTCTAAAATATGATATTGCAGGCCGTACGGTTTTAGATTTGCTTGAACTTTACAAGAAGTTCAGATTCATTAATCGGCCAAGCTACCGTCTAGACTACATTGCTGACGTCGAACTCGGTAAAAAGAAACTAGTTAACAATTATGGGTCATTCAAAAACCATTACGAAAATGGTTGGGATGGTCCTGACGGATTTGTAGCATATAATATTATCGATGCTGAACTAGTTACAGAACTAGAAGATAAGCTAGGCATGGTCTATCTAGCAGTCACACTTGCTTATCTTACTAAGATTAACTATGATGATGTGTATTCTCCAGTGAAAACGTGGGAATCTTATATTCTATCTACACTGTTAGAAGAAAATACATTCTGTGCTTTAAAGACACACAGCACAGGTGATCATCAAATTGTTGGCGGTTATGTTAAAGATCCAGTTCCTGGAATGTACAAGTGGAATGTTACTTTTGATGCAACAAGTTTGTATCCAAGTATTATTATGTCATTAAACATGTCTCCTGAGACTTTAGTCGATGTCGTACCTAACGTGACAGTAGATAATTTGCTAGCAACTGATACTATCGAAAATGATTCAGATTATTCTATTGCAGTAAATGGAACTAGATTCAAAAAAGATACACACGGTGTAATGGCTCGTCTTACAGCTGAAATGTTTGGTAAACGTAAATCTGCCAAAAATGAAATGTTGCGTTTGAAACAAGAATATGAAAAAACACATGACACTAAAACTAAACTAGAATCTGCTCGTTATGGAGTACTTCAATTAGCTGTTAAAGTTTGTCTGAATTCTCTATTTGGTTCTACTGCTAATAAATATTTTCTTTTCTTTGATAATCGTATTGCCGAAGGCATTACAATGACTGGCCAATATATTATTCAGAAAGTTCAACATACTGCCTCTGAATATATGGGTAAAATTGTAAAATCACCAGGAGAAGATTTTATTTCATATTCTGACACTGATTCGCTTGGCGTCTGTATGGATAAACTGGTTAAGATGAGTCCTAGAAAAATGACGGATTCTGATACAGTTGATTTTATTCAAAAGTTTATTGCTTCATATATGTCTAAGGAATTAGATAAATGTACTGATTCAATAGCCGAAACTTTGAATATGTACGAGAATAAAATTTCATTCAAAACTGAGGGTATTTCTTCTGCATTATTAATTTTGGCAAAGAAACGTAATTGTCAAAAGGTACTAGATAATGAGGGTGTTAGATATGCTGAACCTGACTATAAAATCACTGGAATTGAAACTAATCGCAGTTCTACGCCTGATCTAGTTCGCGAATGGTTGACAGAAGCCATTAGAATCGTGCTAGATCACTCAGATAGGGCTATGCTGATAGACTATATAGAAAAACGTAGAAGTGAATTTAAGACGTATTCTGTCGAGGAGATCTCTTTCCCTCGGTCTGCCAATAACTTAGTAAAGTATTCTGATTCGAATAATATCTATACAGGTGGCACCCCGATTGCAGTTCGCGCAGCACTATTATATAATAATCTGATTAAAGTATATGGACTAGAAAAAGAGTTAGAAACAATTAAAGAAGGCGACAAAATAAAATACTGTGCTTTAATTGAACCTAATACTCTCAAGGAAAACATTATTGGTTATCCCTCTGAATTACCAATTCAGTTTAACCTGCACCGATATGTAGATTATAACACTCAATTCGAAAAGGCATTTTTAGATCCATTAGAAAAAATTATGGATGCAATGAAATGGAAATTAGAAGAAGCTAACGATCTAGAATCGTTTTTTTAAATTAACCAAGGAAATATATGGCTACAAGCTCATTAATGAAAAAATTACAAAAATCTACCAATATTAAAGAAGCATCAGTTCTATCTGATTCAGAATTGTTCAATGAAAAAGATGTAATACAAACTTCTATTCCTGCAATTAACATTGCACTGTCTGGAGATTTAGATGGAGGACTCAGAGCAGGTATTACCTCTATTGCTGGTGAAAGCCGCAACTTCAAAAGTTCATATGCTCTATTGATGGCCTCAGCATATTGCAAAAAATATCCAGATGCTATCGTATTGTTTTATGATTCAGAGTTTGGGTTTTCTGCAGATACTGTTGCATCATTCGGAATTTATCCTACTCAAGTACTGCATATTCCAGTCATGAATATCGAAGAGCTTAAGTTTGATCTAATGACTAAATTTGATAACGGAAACACTGACGGTATTAAACGCGGCGATCGTGTTTTCGTATTAGTAGATTCTATTGGTAATTTGTCTAGTTCTAAAGAAACAGCAGATTCGCTAAAAGAAAACGGTGCTTCTGACATGGGTACTAGAGCTAAATCTCTAAAATCGATGTTCCGTTTAATTACTCCTCATCTGACGATGAAGAATATTCCGATGGTTGTTATTCAGCACGTCTATAAAGAGATGGGTCTCTATCCAAAGACTATTATGTCCGGTGGGTCTGGTGGGATGCTTTCTAGCGATACAGTATGGATTGTCGGCAAATCGCAAGAAAAAGAAGGAACCGAATTAATTGGTTACAATTTTACAATCAATGTTGAAAAATCTCGTTATGTGAAAGAAAAGACAAAGATACCAA